CGTGTTGTTTCAATCTCAAGGGTCATTGAGGATTGCTCAAATACAGACCAATGATTATGCTTAATACAATACTTCAATAATCCAGCATAGTTAGGATTATCTTGATTATCTGGATTGGAAACTCTGGCAATGTGTGCCATTGTTTTTTCAGCATCAGGTGTTACTGATATTAACTTCACTGATTTTTCTTTCATCTTGTTGTTTTTTAATTAATTTAGCATAGATTACATCTTCCCTAGTGTATAAATTAGGGTTCTTCTTAGCTAACTTGATTAATCTCTTTGCTGATTTTCTGACTCCCATTTGAAAAATATGCCTTAAAATAGTCTACTACACCATTGGACGTTTTGTACTTATGAGTCCACTCTTCTGCGCACTCATAAATGTCCCTGAGTGAGTATTTAGACTCAGTGGTTATTTCATACTTCTTCAACAGGATTGAGAGGCACTGTTGTCTTAACTTCAATTGTTCTTCTGAATATTTTTCTTCAGTCTGCATAACCATCATCATCTCCTTCAAAAATTTCTTCATAATCAGTTAGAGGTGCTTGTGCTGCTGCAACATAAGAACTTGTGTCTGAATAAACCTCTGACTCAAGCTCATTGAGTATGTTTTTTAGGTCAAACAATAAAACCTTTAGCTTACCCTTGTCCATGGCTTTATTTTTATTTATCACTATAGCATAAAAAAAGGAGGGTAACAACCCTCCCTTTATTCTAACTAAGCACCAACCTTACTTGTGTGCTTGATACCTCTGTAAGTAAGTTGTGATGCTGACTGTACAGAATCTTTTCTGTCATTGGTGTCATACTTAACACCTCTGTAAGTGACTTGTGCCATTGGTTTTCTCCTAAAGTAATTGGATGTTGTGAATATCCGTTCCTTCAGTCGGCATTTGCGTCCCCAAGGGGATGAACGAACCCGTTCCGTGTCGGCTTACTTGCGTCCAATAATAAAGGTTTCACATTGTTCATCTGGTACTTTCACTCTGAAGTAATCTATAAGATACTCCTTTGCATCAGTATTGAGAGATTGATCACTCAGTATCTCAATCCTATTTTGGTTCCACTCTGCACATGTCATTTCCCAATGAAAACTATTATGTTCAGATAGGAGCAGTGCCAGTAATGCTAAACCTTGCATTGGATGAACGATGTGTTTATACTAACACATTTATACTATATATGCAAGTTTTTTTGTAACTTGTGTTACAATTTTATTTTATTTTAAGGGTTTACCATACTTATCAAGTAATCCAAGCTTTCTTACTTGACCTAGATTGGATTTAGATGCTTTTTTTATCTTTTTATACTGTTTAATTAACTTATCTACCTCATCTTGGTCTATGTCAGCAGTTAATTTACCATCAAACCCATGTCCTTTTTGCTCAATATAATCATTTATTCCATTCTGGATTTCACCTTCAATAATATCATTTATTTGTTTTCTGATATCATCCTTCTTCATCCTCTGCTACCCCATACAATATCTGGAAATGCTGCATCTACAACACCCTTTGTAATTTTAGGATACTGTCTCTCTAAATTACCATCTTTAACTAGAGTTAATATGTCTGCTTCCTGTGGATGCAATCCCTCT